TGATTGTGTAGGTATTCTACGTTGGTGAATTTCGTTTTTAATACGTTCTACAAACGCCATAGCCATGTGACTCGGCATGTTACCCACGTCAATTTTAAAGATTCTACGCTCCGGAGCACGTTGTACACGGTAGATAATAATACTGTCTTCCAGCAGTTCTTTTTGTTTAAAGACCTTAAAAATGTTCTCTAATACACTATTACCAAAGGGCCAAAATACATCTAAGCCTTCTGTTAAACTCACGTGCACTACGTGTTCTGCATTGATAGCAGCTTCGTTCTTAGCATGACTGAAACGTGAGCCACCGCCAAATGGTGTTTGTGGTTGTACATAAGCACCCGATGGTCCGCCTACTTGCGGGTGATTCATATAAGTGTCTGTGGTAGCAACCGCAGTAGCAGTTAAATTTTGAAAGTTAATGTTTAAGTCTTTGATCAAGTACTGTTCAGGTTCTTTGCCTTTGCTTTCGTTAACAATAACTTTAGTGATCTTGGACATTTCTGTCCACATGAGTTTAAAGTTTTCAGGATCACGTAAAAATACTTGATCACCATACTTCAACACATTACGCACAACTTTGAATATACGCTTGTTCCACTCGTTTAGTGCAACCCACTGTTGTAATTGCTCTTTTAAGATCTTAACTTCGTTATCACTGGGCTTGTCTTTGAACGCCAATGTAAAGGCAGTATGATTGTCTTCGTTCTTTTGTGTCATAAACTCAGCTAAAATGTCTAAAGCTGCGTTTACTTCCGAATCCATATCCATTTGTTCATATTGATTATAACGCTCAATACGATTTGGATGCCCGATGTAAACTTCAGGTAATTGGCTTTGATAATTGCGGAATCCGGGATCGGGCAAGCGACCACCACCCAATGGGGAGATGTTACTTGGTAAATTGCTTGTCTTAAAGTACTTTTTCCAGCCTGCCATATTGTATCCTGTGTATGCTATATTTATAGCAATTAGGCCACAGCCCGGAAATGATTTTCTGAGATATCTTTGTGATCTTCGAGTATATTAATCATTTCGTCAAATTTATCTAACAATGCTTGCATACCTGGCAACATACCATTAACTAACGGAGTTACCAGTTCACGTTGCCCGCCTTCTGCCACTGTTACATTAGATCCGCCAGAACTGGGATTTACAATTCCCCCGCTAGCAAGCTGAGCATGAACGTGGTCTCCAGTTGCAGTAACTTTTGTACCATCTTTTCGTAATATTTCTTGTCCTTTTTTCTCAAAATCAACTCTAGAGAATCCTATTGCTTTTAGTGCAGCAACCACTGTGTCAACATCACCCAGGGGATTAATGTCTATGGCTTTACCCCACCCGTGCACATCGTTTTTGTGTGCTGCAAAAATATCCGAATCATTAAGTGCATTTATCATCACGTGAGATAATACAGAATCAGAATTCATTTTATCAAGCATGTCTTGCAGTTGAGGGGTGATCCCACCAGTACCAGCTCTACCATTGGTCATCAATCTACCTACATTTGGTGGCACTAATTCAGACAATCCTCTTGTAAGCGATCTACCCGGGCCTTCGGTGCCATACAATTCAGTGTCGCCACCGCCTTCACTGACAGAAGCTGGTGCAGCAGTTCCTGCTGAGCCACCAATACCCCCAGCAGTAGCAGGTTTGTGTATGCCAGTATGAGCCCCACCAATGGCTGCACCTCCGCCCGAGGATCCAAAAGCGTGAGCACCACTGACAGCAGCAGAGGCACGTCCATTGGCTTCACGTCTTTGTTTTTCTTCTGGTGAGACAAATCCAAGTTTGTCCCTGTAGTTGTACAAATCATCGTATATTTCTTTGATCATGTCAGAAAATTGGCCAAGACCTCCATCTAGTCCTTTCATGATCTCTATACGCTGACTTTGCCAATCCATCATTTGTTCTGCAAAGTGTGTAGGGTCACCAGCTCCGCTAGTTAATGCTTTGGTTGCGTCCCCAAAAACATCAGCCATTTTAGTACCAGCAAGACTTAGTTTTTCAGCATTTTGATAAATGCCTTGAACATCACCGTACTCGCCTGTTAACAAGTTTACTTGCCCAAATCCAGTTTTACCTACTTGATTCAACATAGGCTTTGACATTTGTTGTATAGTTGTTACTGTTGCTTTGCCTGTTCTTGCAGCTTCGTTTGAGATATTTCTTGAATTTTTTGCAGCCTCTTCAACCATTTGTCTGATAGCTGGTGCTTGTGCAGAAGCCATTAAGAATCCCTGTTGTGTAATAAATCCGTAAACACGTTGTTGCATATAAGCAGTTTGTGTTTCTTGATTATCGCCAAGAGTTTTTAGATTCTGTTGAAATCCTTCTACTAATTTTTTAAATCTGTCGGCTATTTCTTCTTGTGTTCCACCGCCGGCTACTGCTTCTTCTCGCAGTTTTGATAAAACCTGAGTTTGCATTGTGGCGGCTTCAGCACGAGCCTGCGCTTTTTTAGCATCTTCACCAGTGAATGCACTTATGGCTTTTATGTTAACTAACCAATCACGTGTTTCTTTGGCAATGTCTTGAGCATTTTTTCTTTGTAAATCGCCAGCCATACCCAGTACACCCATATAGTGTATAGTACCGTCAGCGATATCTTCAAATGTTAGACCCAAATTCAGCAGTTGCTCAGTGAAACCATTGGTGCCCATTGCATTACTAACCATACTGAACTGTTTAGCACCTTGTGTAACCGAACCTCCAAACTTTATGAGACTTTCAGTGTTATTTTTTATTGCATTAGCAAATTGTGTTTGATCCAAATAAGCATCTTCAGCAAGTTGGCGTAATTCCATTAATCCGCCAGCGAATGTAGCACCTGCAGATGATACTGTTTGCATGGCTTTGACTGCACCATCCATTTCTTTAGATAGTGTTTGTATTTTAAACTTTTTAAGGTCTTCGTATTTTTCAAACAAGAAGCCACCAGCAGCTGTAGCTGCGGCCCCAAGTGCCCATAACGGGGCTGCTGCGCCCCCGGTGGCCGCAGACAAAACTCCTAATCCTGTCATTGCACTGGAAGCTGCGCCAGTCATGCCTTTGACTACTTCAACATTCCTGTCAATTTGTAGTGTTTGCAATTCTCCTGCAGCCTGAAAAGCACTGGCATTGCTTTGATAACTGCTTATTAAAGATTTATAAACATTTATACCGTAGTTGGCAGTTGCAACTGCAATGGTTTCTGCACTGTCGACTACTGCTTTGACTAGATGTGCCGAAGCTGATTGTTCTTTGAGCTTGTTTATTTCGGACTGTTTAGCGGCTCGTTCGTTAGCGTCAGTTAATTCATCAACTTGTTCTTGTAAATAATGCAGATCTCCAGCAACATCTGTGTAGCTTTTTCGTCCCGATTTTAATGCTTTATCAAGTTGATTTAAAGAATAATTGGCTTGTCGTAATATTGTGTCTTGATCCCTGGTAGATCCAGCCAATTTCTTCGATTTATCAATTATGCCCTCAAGTGCTTCAGCTTCTTTTTTACCAAGAGAATTTAATAGAAGTTGATTTTTTCTCTTCCATTCAAACAGTTCTTTTTCTAATTCTAACGCTTCATTATTTTCAGGCATGATTTTTCCAGGTAAATATGAGTATATCAATTATTTATGGGATCAAAAACATGGAAAATATCTCTGCTAATCCTTTAGCTAAACATTTTAGACAACCTGCAATTTACATGAAATTGCCTAGTAGTGGTCGTTTTTGGAAAGAAGGCAGTTTAAATCTTCCCGCAACCGGCGATATACCTGTTTACCCAATGACTGCACGAGATGAAATTACTATCCGTACACCCGATGCATTGATGAACGGTCAAGGTGTAGTTGATGTTATACAAAGTTGTTGCCCAAACATAATAGATGCGTGGAAAATGCCCAGCATTGACGTTGATGCAGTATTGCTAAACATACGTATTGCCAGTTACGGGGGCAATATGGATTTTGATACCAAATGTCCAGCTTGCCAAAATGAATCAAGTTTTAGTTTAGACATGGGCAAGGTAGTACAACAAATTTCTATGCCAAACTACGATGATCCTTTGGTATTTGACGGATTTAAAATAAAACTTAAACCACAACCGTATTTTGAAGTAAACCGTGTAAATCAAATCAGTTTCACTGAGCAACAGATACTGCGTTCAGTTAACGATAACAATATACCCGACGAAGAAAAGAAAACAATAACTGAAAAATATCTAAACAAGTTGATTGATTTAAACATCGAAGTTAGTTTAAACAGTACCAGTTCTATTACATTAGATGACGGTACAGTAGTTACTAATATAATGCATATTAAAGAATTCTATGCCAATGCAGAATACAGAATATTAAAAGACATAGAAAAACGTCTCAAAGAGATCAATGATCAAGTGGCACTTGATCCAGTTGATGTTGTGTGCTCTGCTTGCGCCAACGAATATAAAATTCCGCTAACCTTTGACTACGCAAATTTTTTCGGTTAAGGCTTTTGTCTCTATCCAATGAGGAGATTGTAGCACAAATTGAATCAATGGAAAATGAGACAAAAGCCATTAAACAAGAAGCACTAAAAATGTGTTGGTATATGCGAGGTGGTCTTAGTTATACCGAATCTATGGATTTAAGTTTTACAGAACGTGAAATTATTGGTAAAATAATTAAAGAACATATAGAAACAACTAAAGAATCAGGATTGCCATTCTTTTAAGATGTACTACGTACATCTGTTGTTTCGCTTACGCTCACAACACTATTTCTTACTCGCTAAAGCGAATTAAGTTTCATCCAGATTCCTCAGTCACAATTTGCCCGCACAGGGCAAAGATTGCTTCATCCGAGTTCGGAACAGTCATTAGCGTTACTGCATTACAGAGGCGGTTGTCCGGTACCTCGAGCAGTGTCTTTATCACAACGGCAACTAATATAATATACGCTAACATACTATATTAACCTGCACTATCGCTAGTGCGTCTTTTTAGCCTTAAATTCTTTTCAAACAATCAAACTAGAGCATTTAAC